TCTCTTGGTCGCTGGGTCTTTGAATCGACTGCTCTCGTCGATGATGAGATTGTCGAAACTCCTTATGTTCTGCTCCAAAAGCCAAGTCAAATTCTCTAGATTTACGACGTATATATGCGAAGAATTCTTCAAGGCGTTCATCCTCTGTTCTGGTGTCCCCATCACTTTGGATATTGTCAAATGTTTTAAATGTTCCCACTTTGCTGCTTCCTCTATCCATACTGTTTCAGCTACTTTTTTTGGTGCAACAACCAGTGTTGTACCTTTAAACTGCTCCGCCAGTATCGTCAATGATATCGTCGTCTTCCCTAAACCCGGTTCCAGAAATAATCCCATGTTGGGGATGGATTTCGCCTTTCCAATCATCGTCGTTTGATACGGGTGAAGCTGGCTCTTCTTTAACATGTGTACTATTCCAAATCCAATCTGCTATTGCGTAGTGTTCTTGCATTGTGCCATCACCTTTGATGCGGTTTGCTCTGTGCGAAATAAATGCAACATTGCCTTCTACATAACCGAGCTCTGGAATGATTCTATCTAACTGAGGGCTGTTGGGTTTTATTTTACCGATACCTAAACCCGATGACCCCCACTCAAAATGCGTTTTAAATACGGGGCATTCGTCTGTTGCAGTGCTTCTTAAATACTCTCTAGTAATTGTAAAAGGCACATTACTGTCTTTTGCTCTACGCTTTGCCCATTCATATGCCCTTCCGATGTGTACATCTTTAACACTCATCTTTGTTCGCGCCACGAATAAATTCCTCAATATCTTCATATGATCTTAAAATATGGACTGGAAAACCAGCCTCTCCGAGTTCATCAAATACTAGGATCTGTCTTGGGCTTAGGGCTCCGCTTGGTGTTTTTAATTCCACTAGGTGTATCTTTTGATTGAGGATTACTATTCGGTCTGGTACCCCCGTCACGCTGCTCAGCCATTTGTAACAGAGCCCCGATGACTGCTTGATTCTTTTTATCAAGTACTTTTCGATTTCTTTCTCCAGCACGCTCACGCTTGTCTTCCTCCGTTGCATAGGCAGAAAATACCTGTTTAAATAAATGTTCGCCTAAGTATGAACGCGACTCATCACCAATCTTGGTTTCATCTTCTCCGATGTGTTGGAAAATATGGGTAACTGTATGAGATACCTCATGATAGATTGTACCCATGCGCTCCAACGCATCTTCCTTGGCCATGTCTTCAAAATTAAACACAATTGCCAACATGGAGTAATGTGTACCTTCTTGCTGAATGTAATGCGATTCAGCAATACCTTCATCTAAAGCACTGTGCCGAGTAGTTATCTTGCTATCTCTTAACGCTTGCTGAAAAGAAGCATCTGAAAAACAAATAAATACCTTAGCACCAAAGAACCCGGTGTCCGCAACATAATACGGTTTTGCCTTTTTGGTTGCCATTAAAAAATTTCCTCTTCATCAAAGAATACTTGTTTGCTAATATAGTCTTGGGCTTTCTGAGTGAGCTTAACACCAAGATACTTATGTTGACGCTTGCCATCAATTCTAATCGCACAAGACTGCACTCCTTTGTCTTGCGTTGCTGCTAGGAATCTACGCTTGAATGATAGATCATTACCTGGATTTAGTCCATGCTTTGTTGCCCATCTCTTATAACAGATGAACGCATGATCCTTATCTACTTCACTATCAGCGTCATACTCCATGACTTGCTCGATGAACGCACCAATTGGGTTACTCATCTCTTCCATGGTTTCAAGCAATTCTTTACCGCTATCTGGTTGCATGAAGTAACCACCACGATCTAGTCTTCTACGCAAGCCAGTCATTGCCCAGTTAAAAATACCCGATAACTCATCCATCAGTTTGTTTGATAGTCCAGTATCTTCCTTGCCATAAAAACTATTGGTCATTTTCAATACAACCATACGGCCAGTAAGAGCGTTGGAGTTCTCAGTTAGCTGGAGGACTTCATTGCTATATATAACAATACGAGTAGGCAAGTAACCATTCCAAGATTCTTTGTTCTTGCGGTTGACTGTAATAGTGTCGCCACCAACAATTCGGAGAAGCTGAGAAACCACAGCACTGCGGTTACGCTCAGGAGCACGCGCATCAGTAAAGGAAGCCAAAAGTTTACCAAGCCAAGGTTGTAGTCCAAAGGTATCACAGAGTTCCTCCAATTGTGGTGCAACGGTGTTGTGCTGACCAAGCAAGGCTACCAAGATTTTATTGATAGTGCCTTTACCCGATCTGCGTGGTCCGATGATGTTAAAGAACTTTTGCTGGGATGTATCGCCCGACAAAATATAACCAAACATTTCTTGCAAGCAATCGATCGACTGCTGATCATCGCCCCATACATCAGTTAAAAACTTCTCCCACAGTGGTGCTTGTGCAGCTGGGTCATATGCGAATGGCAATGAGTTCTGTGTAAACAAACCCAACGAGTGCGGTAGCAAGATGTTATCTTCTAAATGAAAGATACCGTTGGCCACACTAACCAACTTACTGGCTTCGGGTCGGTTCGCACTGTAGCCATCTAACCATACTGGTGGACGGGTGTTCGCTTGGTTTTGCAAGTGGACTAGGGCTTTGATGCCATCCATCGCACCACTCACACTTGAGGGGTTTGGGGCGAACGCAACAATATTGCCTTTTCGGTCTTGCTTCTTACACTTGTCTAAGAACTTGTACAACTCCGAGCGTACCGTTGACTCTTCCACTTCAGCGTAGTGTGTACCATGGTAGCTATAAAAATCCCCAGAGTAGTGAACCAGCTTGATGCCTTCCTCGGATGAGAACTTGGAATCCAAAAAGGTTTGTGCGTTCTCAAGGGGCGCGGCAGAAAGGATTACATCGCCTTTAGCCAGTGCTTCGGTGCGTTTCTTTTGCGATACCTTGTAGGTCATCGAGCGTAGGGTTGCACCTCCGCCTTTTTGACTAAAGCTTTTCCACTTGTTCTCGCATGCATTGGTTTGATAGCCAGCCACACTACCATCACCATATGACCAGCGATCCCAAACTTCGCATGCTTCAAGATCACCTTGAAACTGGTGGTGCAAACACATGCCCACTTGCAACCAATCGGTATATCCGCAGTTAGGATCAAACTGGGGCAGTAACTCTGTTTCAACCCTAGCCAAATCCCAGCCATCAATCGGTGGGTTATAGTCTGCAAACGCATCGCCAGTAATGCGAACTGTCCGCTCTGGAATCAGATGCTCGATACTTTGCAACTCGGTAGGTATCTCACCGCTAATTTTGTGACCGGTTACTGTGAAGTACCGACCTTTGGGGTAAATCTCTAAACCTTTATCGTGGTCAACATGGGCACCTTGAATATCGGCAAGGGTAAATATCTTTACGCCAGTTCCCGAGGGACTAACTTCCATGTAGCCACTAATCCCATTGGCAATCTTTTCCAATTCATGATTAGTAAATTGATTTTTTGAGTCATCGTAACAGTCATCGAGGTCTACTCCAATAATGTGGTCATCGTCCGTAAAAACGAAGCCTACGCCGTCAAATCGTCCAGTAAGGTATGCAGCCTCAACCGAGTGGAAATCGCTCCATGTAGAGCCATTTGTGGAGCTTGCTGCCTTACCGCTAGGTTGTACTGGCAATTTTGACCAGCGTTTTGTGTCATTTTCTCCAACTTCTACATAATTCCATAATGTCCAGCGAGGTATTGTTCTAAGTGTTAGTGGTATGTTTTGAAATAATACTGGTAAAACTTTTGGTTTCATCTGTTTTCCTCTGTGCCTTTCTACTTATGCAAACTTTAGCATACTTTTACAGCAATCCTTTATAACTTTTAGTTATCATTATCCACAGTATCCATAGTATCCATGGTCTAACTCACTTTAGTTCTTATTATTTCATTTTATTTTTAATTTAAAAAAGAATAAATTCAAAATTACTATGGATACTATGGATACCCTGTCAAAACAGTAGGTTTGCATGTCGTCAACTACTACATCTAGTGGTTTAACACTCAATTTCAAATCCAACTTGCTCTACCATCGTGGCTGCCCACTTGCGAAATTTGTCTCGGTTTTCACTGGTTTGCTTATCTCTAGGATCCCACTCGGCTTGAATTTGAAAATTACCAGCAAAATCATGGTATTCAACTCTTTGAAGATTGCCGTCTTTATCTAAAATATCTGTCGGTATTACTTTCATGCTACCTCCACTATTCGTTGCCCAATCCAGCGCATTACTGGCACTGCCATACTGTTGCCCATTGCTTTGTAGCGTGGCCCATCGGGACACTTGGGTTTGATGTTGGTGTAGTCATCGGGAAAGCCTTGCAGTCTTTCGCATTCGATGGGGGTCAATCTGCGTACTGCCATCTGTTGCATCAATTTAGGGCCACTAGTGTTTGTACCACCGCAAGCTTGAGTTAAGGTTGCAGTCACATTACCATCGATTGCTTGGTTATATACATCGACTGCGTATGCGGTAGCAGTTTGATTGTCACCCATATTGGCACGAAGGGTAGGCGTGCCGTTCTCAACAAACCGAGCGGGGCTACCTTCACGCTTGGCAATTCCAGGTTCAAAGCCGTAAGCTATACCATGCACACCCGTTGCGTTTAATGTGTACATAGGCCCGTTTTCGGTGTAGCCAGTTCCATTACCACCATTTAATGGTTGACGACCAATTGTATTTTCAGCCAACGCAATTGGCACATTACCACCACCAGTACCCCAGCGTGCTAATACAGTCGTGCAAGTATCACCCATCTCTTTGACTCGTGAATCAGTAGGATGGTTCTCATAAACAATTAAGCCTCGCCCATCTTTGATATCTTGGTTTCCGAATCCTTTGTAGTCTCGAGCAAGGAGGGTTCCGATTGTATGACTGCCATCTGGAGAGCTTCCTTGAGGAGCGGAGGCAACACCTTGTTTCTTACCTCGGCTCTTCGGAGGATTCCGGCGCAAGCTTTCGGACTCAAAAAGAACCTTTGCGGGACTGACCCAGTCTCCAAGACATCCAACAACGAAGACTCTTCTGCGTCTTTGTGGTACTCCAAAGTATTGAGCATCAAGCACCCGATAGCTGAACCCATACCCGAGTTCGACCAACGCCCCGAGGAAGGAACCAAAATCCCGTCCTCGGTTTGAACTGAGGACACCTGGCACGTTTTCCCATACGCACCACTTGGGTCTAAACTTGTCAAGAATTCCAACATAGGTAAGCATGAGGTTACCCCTTGGGTCTTCAAGCCCTTTACGCAATCCAGCGACACTGAAAGATTGGCAAGGGGTTCCTCCAACGAGAAGGTCAATTGATTCATTTAAGTTCCACTCCTTATATTTAGTCATGTCCCCAAGATTAGGTACATTTGGATAATGATAAGCCAGCACTTCACTCGGGAATTTTTCAATGTCCGAGAATGCAACTGGTGTCCAGCCAAGGTCATGCCATGCTACTGTGGCAGCCTCTACTCCACTACATACTGATAAATACTTCATTTCTCCCCCTTAAAAAATACATCTAAGTCTTCAATTTCGCTGGGTTCATCCCAGTTATCCATGTCACCATAGTCACCTCTGGTAGCACGCAAACGTTCTTCTTCTCGGTAGCGGGGTTCAACTGCCCACCATGCCAAGGATGCCTCTTTGTATTCAACCCACAAATCGTTAACGATAAAAAGCGGATGGTTTAAATCAGTGATATGAATACTATCAGTAAAATCACGATGAGCCACATATGCTTTACCTCTGTTTTCTTTGGTTTTAACTAGTTTGACTGCATCTCTTGCTCTAATAAATCTTCTGTATGCCTTAACTTGCTCTTCAGTCATCATATCCTTCTTGTTCTAAATGTTCGGAATTAAATATTTCTAGGCTTACTGGTTCTTTGCTGAGTATCGAATTAATATAAGCGACCCTACTGGGTTCAACCCCCAAGCGATCAGCCAGTTCACGCTCGTTGGGTTTACGGCCAAGTTCTTGGGATAGTATACGCTCTTGGTATTTGGTTCTACGAATTTCTTCGGTGATGTTGACGGGCAAGCGAATAATGTTTTTGGTATTGGCTACTCCACGCTGGACATCAAAGTGTATGAATTTTTTGGCATACGAGGCAAACCGGATTTTTCCCATCGGTTTCCAGGTGCGGGCTGCGTTGATCAAAGCCTCATTACCGAAAGACAGTAAGTCCTCCATAGGCATATTGGAATGCGACCAGTTAGGCATCTTCTTGATGACTGATACTACAAATCGTAGATTGTGGGTCACCAGTTTTTCAAGGGCATCTTCGTCCCCTTGGGCAATTTTGTTTGCTAGATTGATTTCTTGGTCATGGGTTAGGGTCGGTATTTTGTATAAAGACTGAAGGTAATCAGTTAACGCATTCTTGCGGTTTTTCAAAATGGGCTATCTCCGAGCATCTCCACTAAACCATCAAATATTTGGGATGGAGTGGGGTTCTTTAATTTGGGCAATACCGATAAGGTGCATCCCGATTGAATGTAAGGCTCACACTCAATGCGGGAGGCAAATTTACGGATTAATACACCACTATCATACACCAAATAACGCAACATAGTCAAATCAGATCTTTGATAGATACAAACTCTTTCTTGGGTAGCGATCTAACTATTTTATCTTCGGGTTCAAAAAAGATCTTTGTCACACCAAACCAGTAACACGCATAAGTCTTCGTGCCTTTGCTATCGGTTGTGTATGCTTCGGGTAAACGCTTATCAAACCGACATGGTAAATCAGTTAGGACAGTAATGCCACCAATTTTGTTAGTGGCAATTGCATACTCTTCGGCACAAACTGGCAAGGCCGTAGTTAGGCTGAACGCAACAATTAAGGCAGTTAGTCGCATTAGTAATCTCTTTCCACGCAATAGGTCGCACAATCTAACCAATACTGCTCGACCTTATCACGCAACTCTTGGGGCGCGGTTTTGGGATCTATATCTTGCAAGTGTTCTTCCATGCCCATCTGAGAGATTGCCTCTGCCCAATTACCTTGTTCAAAAGGGTAAAACTCCTCGCCCTCTTTCATTACCTCTTCGACCTTCCAAGCAATGTATTCAGAACGCTCTTCTTGATCATCGTACATATCTTGAATGCCAGACTCTAACCAGCCATCGTATCCATTACCCATGATTTATACCTTTCTAATATGAAAATACTCAATGTCATCACAAACTTCTTCCCAGTTATCACGCAAATCTAGCTCGTCATAATCTTCCCACTCATCGGAGCGATCCCGATTGACTTCTTCAAGTACTTGTTTAGCATCCCAAATATGGGCAATCCCAGTATTCAAATCCGTCACAATAAATTTCATCTGTGGGTTAATCAGCTTGTCAATAAACTGATCAGTAAATTGCTCTTGCCAGTTAATCATACTTGCTCCTCGTTATCTTCGCACCATAAAGCCAATATATCATCACGCATTTGTTGTACATCGTATATATCATTCAACAACTCTACCAACAATCCGAGGCAAGCCTCTTTATTATCGTGATCACTACCAATCCAATGTTGGATCATCACTTCATTAATATACTTTTTCATTCTTGCTCTCCCAAGTGAATAGTTAATGTTACTGGTACACCATCTACATCATTCTCGATTAACCATAATACCATTGAGTCTACATCATCAAATCGAATGCTATGAGCTAGGTTTTTGGGTAACCGGAATTCCGACCCGCAAACCAGGCAAGTCGATCCCTCGTGTGGAGTACGCATTTCACATGGAATACAGTCTCTAAAACTGTCTGCTTTGAGTCTACCACTCTCGACTGCATCAAAGACGGCACTATAGCCACCTTCTTCGTAGATTTTTACTGCCTTTTCGTAGTTAGTCTGTTTCATTTTTGTTTTCCTCTTCTGTAAAATGGTTGCATACTCTGGTCAAAATTGCTACTGCCTCTCCGTAATCAATACTGCCTTCATCCCATTGGGTATAAATATCGTTAACTGAAAAAAACAAGTCATCTAATTTATTGGTAATCATATTACGCTCCGATCTCTGTAAGCTTGGTTTAATTGGCATTCCATTACGCATACATCGTCTTTGTACCACCATCTGGGTTCGCAATTGTATTGCTTACCATGTAGTCGCAAACCCTTAATAAGAGAGGCCTTAGCCCCTCTCTCTGTCAAACCATATGCCTCAAAAGAAAAATTGCGAGAGTCATACCACGCTCTGTAGATTTTCATGCTGGGTATCCCCCAATGTTAAAACGTTCTAGGTAATCTACAATCGACTGCCAGCAATTGCTTTCGTGGCAAGTCAAGCTCCAGTCATACTCGCTATTACCTAAATAAATAGTAAAACGACAATAACAATCATCATCCATATCAGCAAAGTCACCTTGGGATTTATCCTTATAGTCACAATAGATTTGAATGAATGTACCCTTATCGTCAATATGTTTAGTGATCGATGGGCAAGCATCGTTATGCCATGATGAGTCAACAAAGCCCTTCAATTCGGGCAATGTATCGTCATATCTTGGAAATTCCTCTTTGTAATTGCTCATGATAGTTTCTCCGTCAAGTTACCTTCATTCCACATCGCTTTGGCAAAACTTACTACATCATCAGATGCGATGACATTATTTGCTTTGGCATGGTGATCGATTACATCCAATGGGCATTCATTATCTGAAGGAAAATTATCTCCCCACAATAAATCCCAAGGTTTGTTTCTTAAATCTGATTTGACATAGGTATCGCAAACCCCAAAATCAAACTGTCGCATGATGATGGCATTGGTGCAATCCAAACCCAAGTAACAAGCATTATTAATTTGACCCGCAAGTTCATTGAGAGTCATATTGGGATGCTCATTTAGATGCTCACAGATATAAGCATCATCTATTTCTACCACTAAATTAAATTTCATAATTACCTCCCTTGTAAAATTATGATCCTACTGGTATTGCAACAAAAACATATTAGGATAAACCCTGGCTGTTGTATCGCTGCAACAAAACCAGGATTTACCCTACTAGGTTTTATACAATCCTCCGCACCCAATGTTCGCCAGTCATTGCACAATTAAGATTAAACACTTCGTCTATTTCTAATGCTTTGATGCGTTCAATCCAATTTTCTTCATACCCACGATCTTCATTAAAAAAATCTTCATCGTGGTAAGCAAGAATAGATTTATTACTAGCATCACGATACCCATCACCCCAAAAACATTCAAATTGTTTCATAATGTCAATTCCTCGCTTTCAATAACTAAATCATCGGTTGAATATTCAAAATCTAGTTTGCCATCGTAATACATTTTCATGGCAATTTCTTCCGCTTGCTCCCAGTCTTTAGCCTCAATTTCTTCGACTGCATGGCGGATGCAACGCTCTTTAATACGCACTTCGAATGTTGGCATAATGCCCTCCCTTGTTATTGATCAATATTGATCCAGTAAAGCACTCATAGAATGCTTTACTAGGCAACATTAAACAAGCTCGTAACTACCCTTACCAAACTTATTCTCTAGCCAAGTGTTTGCCTCGACCATGTCTTTAATATTCAACACTCTAAAACTGGTTGAGCTATCAGTAACAAGTCTAAACAATGTGCCTTTCTTACGATACTTTGCCATCTCGTAATCTTCGACCAAAATACCGATGGCAGTTTCATCATCATGCTCAAACCATTCTGTGCCATTGATCGCACCGAATTTAGACTTCCATTTACCTAACGATTTGACATGGTTATCCCATATGGTTTTGAATGGTGACTCTTTCCATTTTGATTGTGAGTCGGCAAACTCAATATCAATACATCCACCATTGCCATCGTTATGTACCCATGCAAATTTTTTGCCGTTGTAGTATAGGTTGAATTGATAACCTCCACCATCTTCGGTACGCCAAGATTTAAAAGCTTTAATTTGAAAAGTCATGCTATCTCCCAAGTATTAATCCAAATACGATATTGATCTGCAAAATCATAAATTTCCATCAATTGATAATCAATCTCTTCGACTGACTCACAATATTTTAATGCATCAATTGCATCGACTACAGAAAACTCATCCTCAAATAAATCGGGATGATCTTCCATGAATTTTGAAAAACGCTGATAAATTTCCATGCCAGTAACTTCTACTGGTTGATCTTCAACATTCTCAAAAATATCCGATAAATTGATTTGATATTTCCAATTTGCCATAATTCACTCCCTTGTTAGATGATCAGTATTGATCCTATATGCCACTCAATGAATGGCATATAAAACAATACTACGGATTTATTAATCCTTCATTAATTAATTGGTTTAATGTGCGACCAAAAAATCCTTGTAATTGGTAACCCAGTCTAGTGTCATGCAAGTACTGCCATGCCTCTAATACTTGCTCTTCACTATCTGCCTCAATAAAACCTTCTGCAATTCCAACGGCATCAAAATTATTCATTGCTTATGCTCCCTTCATTAAGTTTTTTAATTCTGCTTTTAATACTTTGGCATCATTGCCTCTAAATGTTGAGGCATTAGCTAGAAAATACATTATTACTGAGCGGGCATCGTCATAAATGTAAGAGTCATTTATGTTATCTAGATATTCCATTGCATCTAAATATGGTTTAGCACCGAAATAGGGTTTAACCCAAACCCGCTTAATATCTCTAGCTATACTACTGATTGATCTATTTACCATTTTTTTAGCTCCCGTAAAATAGGCACAATTGCCCTATATCTATAATAGTGAGTCAAGGGTACAAATACATCGGTAAAAACCCTAATATTTAAAAAATCAATCAATTCCAGGCTTTGATAGATTTTTGCTAAATGCTCCAAAACACGCTAAAACGATCATAGAGCGGTTTTTATTGGTTTGCTCACAAGTGCATTAGGGGGGTTGCGATCGTGCAATATGGATTGATCTGAGGGTTAGGGTTTACCCTTAGCCCGGTGTTGTTTGGCTACAACACTTTTGATTGTCAATAGGGGTTTACCCTGTGTGTTGTTTTTTAGCACGGCCAAAAAAAATAGTCAAAAAAAATCCCCCAATATTGGGGGATCTAGGGTTATTACTAATTATTTAATTTTGGTAATTGATTTTAATAGCTCAATCATTTGAGCATTGTTTTTAGCATAATGGTAAGCATATATGCGAGCGGTTTTTTTAAGCTTAAATCTATAAACCTTATTATCTAAAATAAATTGATAACCTTGCATTTTAAAACCCTCCAATTAGTGATATTTATAGGATACATTGGGAATTGATTTATCCCAACAATTGCGACAATCTAAGCATTTTCCGCCTTGCTTATAGCTCGGGCATTCTGTACCCATTGCACTATTTGCTAAATGTACTGTACTTGTAAATGGGAATTTTGGGGGTTTACTATCCCGCTTTGTTGCGGATACTCTCACAATCAAATTGCTGGGGAATGCTCCGAAAGTATCTAGGAATTGTTTTACTAAATTACTTTCTTTTGTTGGTATCCAAAATTTAGTGT